CCAGACCATGATTCTTACCATCAGGTAGAACTGTTACCTTCTTAAATAGATCCTCATTAAACTTATAGGTATGAAGTCTAGCAGTATCCAATACACCAGTTCTACTGGTAGCAGCTCTGGAATAAGCACTAGCAGCTTTCTTACACTCAAACTCCTTTACAAGATATGATACTTCCTTCTGAGCATCTCTTTTAAATTGATTATACTCTGCATCTACTTCTTCAAATAAATTTGATTTTCTATCTGTATGCTCATTAATAAAATCTTGCTGAGATTTCCATGACCTATCAATCTCTTTATGAACATCTTCATTAGTAGCAATGATTTTATCCAAATCTAAATCAGGCACTTCAAGATAAACATTCTCTACAGCATTCTCTCTTACCAAATCTTGAAGATGACTCTCCAATGACTCAGCAGTTTGAACTTCTGGTTCCTTCTCTGCCTCTACTGGAGTAGGTTCTACATCAGGTGTCTCATCATCCACTTCTTGACCATCCACTTCATCAGTCTCTAGATCTGATGAATTGTTAGGTAGATCCATCTCACCCTCACCTTCTTCCTCATTCTTCTGTGTCTGTTGTTCTTGATTTACTTCATCCTTACAATACTCATATAAAATTCTTGCTGCTTCCTTTGCTTCCTTGAAAGTCTCACACTTACCAATCAACTCAACAATCTTAGTCTCAGCATCTGTAAAAGGAACATCAAGGAACGTACCCACCTTATAATATAGGTTAACCCTATCAGCAAGATTAAGATCATCAATATTTTCATCTTTTACTTCAAAGAAATCCTTTTCATGCAACTCATGATATCCTCTATAGAAAGTTTTAGCAATACCAAGATACTTTCTCTTCATTAACTTTTCTATTCTTACATCTTCAACCACATTCAAGAATGTAGCAGGAACTTCAACACCCATCTCTTCATCAGGTGTAAACAATGCATGTCCTACCTCATGACCAACCAACATATCATATACATGATTACTTGCCTTTTCCCACATAGGAAGAAGTAACTCTCTTGTATGAACATTGAACTGTGCTGTAGGGACATCCTTATGCTCTACCACCAAGTCCTCAGTGGCAAGCAACTTTGCTAATTGTGACTTGATTTCTTGCTGTACTGCCATGTAACTTTTCTTTTGATATACCTATCATACTAAAAAACCTCCCTTTTGGGGAGGTGAGTAGACGCTTTATCAACTGTCCACGTCTTTTTCTTGCAGCACGTAGAGCTTGTGGTTTAAGAGTTCGTTTCTTCTCTTTTTTAGAATGATGTTGCCAGTTCGGAATCATTGTAGTGCTTTCTTCATACGAAGATGATCCATAATATTTATTGTAGGACACCATCCCAATTGACGCAAGATCCTTGTGTCAGCGCATAAACTGTCTGGTTCACCAGGTGTGTCCTCTTTAATGGGTAAATCCCTTCCCATATACTTTGCTATGTCCATCACTGGTATTGCTTCTCCATATCCAATATCAAGATGTCCTCTAAAATTAGAATCCATCAATAAGCATATAGCCCTTGCCACATCAGTAACATGGATATAGTCTCTATAGTGTCTGGTGATATACTTAGCAGTATTCTCTTGAAGCATCCTATACAGCATATCAGGTCTGCTATTCTCCTCTGCCCATACATTAAAGAATCTCATACCCACACTATTAGGTGGTGCTTGTAATTCATTTACCTTCTTAGTAATAGCATAAGGATTTTGCCACCACCCATGAGCACCAGCAGAACTTGCATAGAGTAACCTTATATCATTCTCTCCACAATAATCAAAGATAGGTTTAGACTTCTCTACATTATTCTCCCAGAACCTATCAGGGTCTTCAAAACTCTCCCTAAGAGCAGCAAAGGCAGCAAGATGAATGACGCAATCATACTTCTCTTTAGGAGGTTTAAAGAATCCTATATCATCAGGAAAATCCATACCATAAAGATCTACCCTATCATTTTGCCATTCACCATAACAATTAGACTCTTGAATAAAACTCCACAAGTGGCTTCCTATAAAACCCTTATGTCCTGTGATTAATACTTTCTTACCTTCATAAAATTCCAATTTCATGACCACATACCTTTCTGAACTTTATCTCCTATTTCCGGAAGATATAATATAGCTTGTTTTAATTTATTAAAATCATACTCTAAGGATTTTACTCTATTTTTCAAATCTCTTAATTCTTGCAATTGTCCTTCATTCATGGCGCCACCCTACTAAATCCTTTTATCTTCTCAAATTTTAGCACATTACCAAACCTATCGTCCATACCTGTCTTGTGAGATATCACAAATATATTAGCATCCTTTATCACAAAACGAATAATCTTAAGGAACTCTTCAGTTCCAAACCCATCTAAGGAGCTATCAAACACTTCATCCATAATTAGTAAGTTTGTATTAACAGAGTTTTTATACCTTGCTACCTCCCTCCATGTAAAGAGTAATGCTAGGTCTATCCTCATCTTCTCTCCTTCACTAAAGGAAGCATAAGAAAAATTATCATGAATAGGAGATTCAACAGTCTCATTAAACTCCTCATCCAATGTGAAGTTGATATAGAAATCCATCATCTGCAGATACCTATTGACCTGCTGATTAATCAATGGAAGATATTTCTTTATTATCTTAGACTTGACTCCACCATCTTTAAGTAAGCTATATGAAAAATCATGATAGCGTATGGTGTCTTTTTGAGTAGATAATTTTTTATATGTTTCTTCTAAATTTTCTTTAAAGGATTCTAACTTCTCATGCTCAGTATTTCTATTTGCAAGTTGTTCGGTAAGTTTCTGAATTTCCGATTCCAGATCTCTGATTTGTCGTTGACACCCAGAGATGCGAGTATTGTTTTTAGAAATGCCATGCGTTAGTGAAGTAATCTCCTTTGATAGTTGTGTAAAGTGATGCTCTCGCTCCTCCTCATCTTTAATTGCCTCCTCCAGTTCTTTATAACCAGATTGCAACTCCTTTATCTTATCTTGAGCATCACTAATGTTATTTAACCTAAACTCTTCTTCTATATCTTGTTTACAGGTAGGGCAAACAGTATTCTCTTCAAAAAACTTAGTCTTCTTGGTAATGGTTGCTACCTTATTAGAGAGAGTTCCTTTTATAGTTCCCATCTTACGTAGTTTTTCAGTAGCACCTGTTACCTTTTCTTGCTTTTTGGTTAGGTCTTGAACATTGTTTTCTAGTTCTTCATTTATTTTAACATAGTCATCAGATTCTGAGAAGAGAGTATTAATTTTTGTATTATTATCTTCAATCCTACCCTTACCTTGTTGCTCTAACTCTTCTATAAACTCAGTCTGCATCTTAACCTTATCATTAAGAGATTCTTTCTTAAGATCCAAGGTTCTTACCTCCTCCCTCACTCCTCTAATCTTATCTTTAATTAAATTATTCATAGAAGAAAAAATCTTAATATCTAAAAGATCTTCTATAACTTCTCTTCTATTAGGAGCACTCAGTTGCATAAAAGGAACAAAATTACTACTACCCAAAATAACAATCTGAGTAAAAGATTTATAATTCATCTTAATAACATTTTGCTCTAACCACTTCTGCTGATCATTAGCAGCAGAAAATTGATCCATACATACATCATTTCTATGAATCTCAAATAGATTAGGTTTAATCCCTCTTACTACCTTCCACTGAGTCTCTGCAATAGAAAACTCTACCTCAACTCTACAATCCTTTTCATTAACTGTATTGATAAGTTGAGACTTACTAATCTTCCTAAATGGTTTATTAAATAAACTAAAGCACAAGGCATCTAATACAGTACTCTTTCCAGCACCATTTGTCCCAACAATTAATGTTGTTGAATTTTTATCAAGTTCAATTTCGGTAAATTGATTTCCTGTAGAAAGGAAATTCTTCCACCTAATACTTTGAAATGTTATCATTTTCTAAAGGTGGAATAACAATGTCATTTTTAGTGATTACAGAATACCTATAATCGTGCATCTCGCATGTTTTGATCACAACTTTACCATCAACCTCAATTACGTGCATTTCTGGATAGTCTTGCTCTTCTAGTAGTAGGGCATACCTAATAGCATCATCCTCTTCCTCAAAAAGATAGAGAACTTGTTCTCCACCTTTAGTAGGGACTGAATAAGCTCCTTCAGTTTCTGCCCCTTCTACTGTTAGAATAAACATTAGACTAACTCGCAGGCTTCCTGATAAACTTCTTGCAAGAATTTTTGAACTCTTGATTTATCAATGTCCACCTCAGACTCCTCAATATACCTATTAAGGATAGAGAGGGTATCTTCTGATTCAAACGCTTCAAACTCTGCTGCATCATGTAGAGCAAAGTTCTCTACTATTTTAAGTTCTGCTACATTAGCATTATACACCTTATCAATGAATTTTTCAAATTGTACCTGATCACTCTTCTGTCTAACAACTACCTTTACTATTTTATTCTCTAACTCTCTTGCATCAAATAACTGATGATCCTGATCATTATAGTAAATTATTTTATGAAGTCTGTATGGATTATTAA